TTCTCGTAGAAATCGAGAACTCTCTTCTTTGAGGCAATCAAATCATTGACATCAATTCCGGTTAGGTTTGCATCATACCGACGTCCAACTGCTGTCTCGGTCAACTCAAACGTGTAGTGAAGCACATTCTTGCCGTGCCTAAGAGCGTTCGCTCCCATGGCAACAAGGTAGTGAGACTTTCCAACTCCGGTATTTGCAGTAACGACACCGATCTCACCTCGACCGAGGCCGCCGTCAAAGATGTCTGGAGCATCGAGCTTTTTAAGTCCGGTTGGGCAAGGAATACGGTGTGCCTTTACAAAGCGAGCCTCAATGTCCTCAAAGAAATCATGGCCGATAGAATGCGGCATACCTACCGCAACGGCATCCTTCATCAGTTCGATGACGCTGTCGAAACGATCTGTTTGGATCAGTTCAACGGCCTTGTGCAAAGCATCCTTGAAAGCTTGACGCTTGCAAAAATCTAGAGTCTTGTCCTTGACGTAACCGATATCTCCCGGATGGGGATTCGACTTGAGACGATGAAGGAACTCAACAATCTGATCTCTCAGAATTACATCGTTTCCCTCGCTAAGGTCTTCCTTGATGATCGTGATGAGAAGCTGAAGCGTAGGAAACGCCTTGTACTGGGAATAGTACTTGAAGTACAACTTCGTCAGATAGTTCAGATAATTGAGATCAAAGAACTCCGGAAGCATGACCTCGTACATCTGCGAAGCCCATTCTCTATCCATGAGAAGACCCTGGAAGATCTTTTCTTGAAATGGTTTTCCGTAGTGTGAGAAGCACGAATTGTGCCCGTGTAGTTCTACCTTTTCTGCCTGCATTTTTACCGCCTATTGAGAATGTTCATGGACAAGAATAACCGCGAAGGGTCATAGTTTACCAAACCAAATTTTTTAAGACAGCTCAAGAATGCAATTTTGTTGTATGACTTCTCATAGATCTCTAAGCTTCCTTCAATTTTCTGTATTTGATCGCCTGCCAAGTTTGAAACGTCGAGATGCATGAGTTTGAAGTTGCGCCTGATGAGATCTTTATTTTCCAGAATGCTCGCATAGATTTGCAGCTTCGACGTCTTTGCTCGTTCTTGGCACTCTATAAATAAATCGTCCAAGCTAACATTCTCAACTGACCGCAAAATCTCGACTCGGTTTGACAAACTTTTTAGACCAACCCTTTTCACACCACCAATGTTATCACTAGAATCTCCGACGCAAGCTCTTACAACCGACATGTTTGACGGAAGCGAATGCATCTTTTCTAGAACGTCAGATTTACCAATTATTTTTCTTTGGTTTGGAGACCAAACCGTGACTCGGTCATCAATCAGCTGGTAAAAGTCTTTGTCTGATGACACGATGATAACCTCGGAGTCCTTGAACTTGTATCTCGCGAGGTAACCAATTACATCATCTGCCTCACAGTCCTTTATGTAGTGTTGCGCAACCGGTAGATGCCTCAAACACTTCGTAAGAAAAGCGACTTGACCGACCTTGTTTTGATGTGAATCTGGAATTTCATCATCGTAATAGCGGTTCATCTTCTGAGGTTTCTTGCCCTTCTTGTAATCTGGAAAGATAGCTCGACGCCTAAGGCTACCGCCACCCTCCCAAACAACATGAATTTCTTTGGGTGAAAACTTCTCAGAAAGGCTCGCCATCATTCTAACGAATCCTACAACGCCTCCCGCAGGATCCCCGTTGTTCGTCATCGAAGGATTCGCTATGTAGTGCCGAATGAAACAGTTCATCCCATCAATCAGTAGGATCATGCTTACTCCGGCGAAACAAAGTCATCCTCAAGTTCCATCGAAATAGCTCTAACTTCTTCATACGATTCAGTGTCAATGTCAATCTCTGCTCGTCGAACAAACGCATTTTCGATAAGAGCATCGATGTAAGGCTTGTACTCTGGATTTTTGATGATCTCGCCGAAGTCAGACTTGTAAAACTTCTTGCTAACAATGTCCTTACCGGTTTCAGAATCCTTCACAGTGAAGTGCTTCCAGGACCCCGTTCCAGAAACATCAATCTCCTTTCCGTCTTTCACGACCGGATCAAAACGACGAAGCTCATCAAACAGCTCTTCATGCTCGAAGATACCCTTGCCAAAGTGAATCTGAAACTTGACTGTCCTGAACGGAGGGGCAACCTTGTTTTTGATTGTCTTCGCCGATACATTGATGCCAATTACTTCCTTGTCCTTGTTCTCGATCGGTCGACCTGCGCCCAGCTTGATTCGAACCGAGGAATGGAACGGGATGGCCTTTCCACCTGGAGTTGTGGTTGGGTCACCGTACATGACACCGATCTTCGTTCGGATCTGGTTGAGGCAGACAAACAGAACCTTTTGATTAGCGATGATTCCGTTAATCTTTCTCATGCCCTTGGAGATTGCTCGAGCCTGAAGTCCGATGCTATCCTTGTCATAATCGCCTACCAACTCTGCCTTCGGAGATGACGCAGCCACAGAATCCCAGATAATCGTAATCGGAACGTCTTTCCCCATTGCGCGGGCCTTCATAATCGTTGCCTCGGCAATGCTCAGAACCTCCTCAGTACAGTGCGTGTCAACATAGACGAATCGTTGCTTGATATTCACGCCTAGAAGGGAAAGGTTCTCAACGGAGGTTGCATTCTCCGTGTCGATGTATACGACGATGCCGCCTGCCTTCTGGGTGCTTACGGCTAGCTGGATTGCGATATGAGACTTTCCAATTGATGGCGGACCAAAAATTTCAACAATCCTTCCCTCTGGAAGACCTCCGTCTAATCGGTTTGCAATAATTGCATCAAGCTGTCGTGAGCCTGTGCTGATCCATCGATTCACGTGAGTAGGCGAATCATCGTATGCCAAGTTGTATGCAACCTTAGATCCGCAGTCCTTGTTGAGCTGAGAGATCAGGTCTGCCGTAAAGTCGTCTTCTTGCTTCTTCTTCTTTGCCACAAAAACCTCCACAGAAAAAAATACAGCGCCCGAAGGCGCTGTTCAATGACTATCAATCGATTTCAGTTAGAAATTCTGAAGATCGTTGAATGCGTCATCGAGATCCTTGTACTTCTTGCCTGAGGACCCTGAATCCTTTGGCGGTGGAGGAGAAGCCTCGCTAGTACTTGTCTGAGCTGCTCGAGCCGTGTCCTCGTCCGGAGCGCCGGCATCTAGCCACTCGTTGATAATCTTCTCCAGCTCCTCGTACGACTTGCAGCTGAACATGTCATCTAGACTTGGAAGATTATCCATCCACTGCTTGATCTGCGACTTATCCTCGGAGAGAGGGGTCGACCGAGGTCGAGCACGAACACTAGTGTTTGCCCACTTGCGACCAGGCTGCTTTGTGCACTCCACCTTGATATCGAATCCCTCGAGTGGATCGGTGATGTCGCCAAAGTCTTCATCGAGCATGATGTTCAGAAGATCTTGATAGACCGTCTTTCCGAAAGACCAGATTCGAGGACCCTTGTCTTCCTCGCCTCGGACAACAACGTACGCGTAGCTTCGCATCTTGGGATAGAGCTTCTTAGCTAGCTCGTAGGACTCCTTAGAACCGTCATCCCGAAGCTTGTTGATAAGCTCCTGGAAGGGATCAGGATCGCCGAACTGATGTGGAGTTAGAAGTCCACGATTCGCACCGATTCCGTAATAGAACCAACGCTCAGCGAAGGGTTGTCCGTCGTTGTCTGGGAAGGAAATGAGACGGACGGTCGAAGTCTCACCTTCCTGTGGTCGCCACATGACGTTGCGACGAGAATTATTGCCACTCAGCTGGCCGAGCTTACGGCGCAGCGCATCAAAGTCAATAGCCATTCAAACCTCCAAATTGGTAACTTGCTATCGTGTTTTCAGTGAGTGTTTCCACTCACCAAACTGTATGTCAAATGTAGTAAATTTTCAAATGTTTATTTGTGTTATGGAAACAAGATGCTAGGGTTCAGAATCCTCGTCGCTGCTCCGGAAGCGAAGCGTCGGTGACATTCCCCTGGTCGTACGGAACTCGATGTATCCTTCAACTTCGTCCCTCAAAGAATCCAACGCGTCGATGATGGGGCCTGGAGCCCTGCTCAAATACGAGGAGACGTAACTATCCAGCGCGCTGTTGAGACGATCAACCGCAGTAGTGCTAGGCGCTTCATCTAGGCGAGCCTTCTCTTCCTTGATAATTCTTCTGAGTTGTCGCTTTGTAATTTTCATCTTTAGTTCATGGAATAAGGGTTGATGCCGAAGTTTCGAAGAGCTTCGGTGAGATCTGAAACGAACATGTAAACGTTGCCAGTTGGTCCAAGCTTCTCTGCCGTTGAAACCGCGTCCTCGATCATGTTAGCAAGTTCGCGCAGTCTCTTCATGTCTTCTGGATCGACCGGGCGATCTGGAGGTCCTGCATATTCCTTGATGATTCTTCTAAGCTGTTTCTTCGTGATTTTCATTTTAATCTCCATCGATGATTCTGGACATTCTGTCGTTGGCCACATCATCCATGATCTCTTGCAGAATGTCTACAAGAAACTCCCTGGTTGCCCCCTCTTCCAGAAGCATTAGAAGAGCTTTCTCTATGTCTCTCATTGCATCGTGTATGGCGGCAGGGGAAACGTAATTTTCCTGAAGCTTCCTCCTTTCCTCAAGCACGATTCTCTTCAGCTGTCTCTTTGTGATCTTCATTAACTTCCTCGCTTCCTACGTGGCTTTTTGCGATTAGGATAGTTGGGACCGGTTCCCAATGGTGTCGTCACACCGGCAACGCCGCCGGCGGAGACTTCATCCTTTTCTTCACCTTCCTGCTCGTCATCCTCATCGATCACTGCTGATTCAAGAACGCGACGAACAAAAGATCTGATTTTTCGCTCTGACATCCGATCACCTAACGCTTGTATAACTATTAGGCTCGTTTCGAAACGATGTGCTTTGCGTGCTGAATCAGCGTAGCAATGTTGGGTTCACTGTGAACGTACCAGCGGTTTTCCTCGAAGTGGAAGCCACCTGCTAGCTGGATTGCCAGCCACTCATCCCTCGTGAGCTTGACGCCAAAGTGCTGAAGGAGAAACTGCGTTCGATGAGGAACGGCCATCTTCTGAACTCCTTCAGCATCGTTGAACTTGTAATGAGCCCCGTGCTTATCTCTGTACCAGCCGTTATCCTGAGGAAGCAACCAATCGTGCTCTAGATCACCAATCTTTCCAAGATCGTGGAGAAGAGCAACCTTCACAATTGATCGCTTCAGATCTGGATTGAGATCGTAAGCTTCAATGAGCTTGATCGCAGTTTTTGCAATCTGAAGTGAGGTGTGAATCATGCCTCCGGGTTCACATCCCGGTTCATGAACGAACCTCGTGTTTGGCGTCATGATAATCCTCTCGCCCAGCTGCTCAAACAGAGACTCAACCGGTGCGGGATCCTCAAATGTCGACTTCACAAGCGAGCTGTACTGAGCCCACAGACTTTCAATATCCATCTAGCCCTCCGGCTAAATGTTACTCGCTTTTTTCTGTTTGTTCAGGCTTTGCAGCTGTCTGTGCTCGTCCGACCCACCTTGCCTTTCCGCCCTTCGTGGGATAGATAATGACGCCTCGCCCGCCGGTTTCGTGCTGAACCCTGATGTCTTCGAGCTGTCTGATAAACCCACCTTCGAAAGCCGCAATCAGAAAAATTGCAAGGTACTGCGTCATTGACTTAATGTCGATGTTTCCGATCGGAACAAAGAAACCTTTTCTGCCCTTATCGTCGGAGATTGCAAACGGCGTTCCAAATGCATCGCTGAACGCCTGCTCTCTCCTGGCTTTTGCGATCAAGTCCGCTGAAGCTTCAATTGCAGTTCCCTTTTTAGAAGGACCGGAAATGCCCAAGCTTCTAAAAATCTCATTCGGCTGCTTGAGCTTTAGATCATCTCTAGGACGCCCACGATACGAGGCAACGATATCATTCCCAACACCCGTCCTCTTTTCAACTAATAGCTCAATTGCATTCACCGAACTTCTCCACTTTAACTTCTAGATTTGCAGGCTTGCCAAGCAAATCAATCGTTATCCCATCATTAAGTATGTGTTTGAGAAACTTGCTGTAACCTTCGGGAACATCACAAACAAGCTCATCGTGAATCATGAACAGAGGAACGGCTTCCGAACAGCCCATGTCGTATATTTTCGAGAACCCGAGAACAGCAGCATCAACCGCAGTGCTTTGAACGTATGCGTTGAACTTCTTGTGATCGCTATCAGGATAGATCGGCCGGCCGTAAGCATTGTACTTTGCGTCTAGCTTTTCGATCTCGTCAATTCCAAATATCGTCCTCAGCTGCTTCTGCTGATCGTTTGTAATTTTCCCGTACTTTCTACCGGCGGCATGGATCGACATTCCGTAAATGATTGACAACGTCATGATTTTTGCTGTCGACCGGCCCAGCTTTCCACCGAAGATCGAGTTATCAATCCAGGAGTAAACATCTCCCTTTGGACTGTGGCCCTGAAGAGCCAATGCAATTCTAGGCTCAAGACTTGAATAGTCAATCGAAACAATCTCGCCGTTAGTGAAGCGGGACTTTACGATGCTTCGGTGCTCTCTCTTGAGAGTTAGAATCTTTGGACCGGATTTCACCTTCATTCGACCGGTCGAGCTTTCGGTAGTGTTGTACACGACCTTTTCTGCAATGCCTGAGCTAGACTTGAAGCTTCTGAGATTTGTTAGCTGCGTTCCGTCTTCTTCGAGCCTCATTGCCCTTTCTAGCCGATTAGCATCGATGTGAGCGCCCTGAAGGCTTTTCAGGAACCTCTGATTATTGAGATACGTTTTTTCATAGCCTGATTTTTGGAGTTCTTCCATGATCCCAGAACAGCCGCTGATCAAATCTTCTATGGTCTTCCTGTAGACTTTTGCATCGATCGCCTTTGACCAACCAATCTCTTTTGGCTGGATACCTAGAGATGCAAAGAACTTTGCCTGAGGCAGTGACATAAACGTTGTGATTTCGGTTCTGAATAGTTCGGCAAGGCTCTCTATGTTTCTGCTGCTTTCCTTGCAGCCGAGCGCCCACTTGTCTTCGGGAATGGTCCCTGTCCAACCGAAGCCGTCGTCTCGAACATTCATGTGAGCGTCGGTTCCGATAACTGAATTGTCGATGTAGTACTGCATGCAAAATCTTAACGCTGCATGCACTGTTTTACAGGCTAGTCTTCGTTGATCTCTTGCAGGGTCGACTGAATGGCCTGAACCTGTGTGATCGCCGATCGGAACTTCTCGAACCCGTCGACCTGCGTGAACTTTGCGTTTGTCCTGAATTCGCCTGGCGAGAAGCTGTGGTCGATTCCAGTGCAGACGTAGAAGTTGTCAACGTTGGTGTTTGTGCCGAAGTCGAAGAACACCTCTGTTCCGTATGAGATCAGCGGCATCCCAAACATCGTGACATTGAGCTGCGTTGGCTGAACAAATGTTGGAAATCCTTGGTCATCGTTACCCGTTGCCGAACCCTTCGAGGAAGCGTTGTTTGCAATCCGGATCGATGCCAATGCCGGATCGTTCATGCTGGAAAGCTGCGCGTTGATGACAGGGTTTCCGGTCGAGCCGATCAGGCAGCTAGGTGCGGTTCTCTTGAGAGCTTCCTTGAGTGCCCTTGCGGAAACGCGCGGCTTGATGAGATTTTCGGTCGGAGCCTGAGTTCCCTCTGATGTTTCTGCCGCGCGCGGTAATTCAATCGCACCCGATGCATCAAGGTTTGCGAGAACCTTGGCAAACCTTTCGTTGTGACCGGCGATCGATCCTTGTTCCTCGAATCCGTTATCAAGTTCGTTCTGCTCGGTTGAGGTTGTTTGTGATATTCCAAAGTTCTGTCGAGCGAGAGAGTTGTAGATCATTGCCTGCGACTCTGATGTCGTTGCCGATTTGTCGAACATGAATATGCGAAGGATTGTTTTTTCCTCATCCACAGAGTCCGCTGCTTCAGAGCCACCGAAGGTGATTCCAGGAACAGCTTCCATGACCATTTGCAACTGAGGTTTCCGGAACTCGATCGAAGAATTTTCTGGGTAAGCTTCCTTTAGTGATTGTGTCTTTGCGTCTGCAAGCGCTGACGGGTTTTCGTATTTTGACTTCAGCTCTACGCTTCCGGAGACGAGATTATAGAACTTATTTAGACGATAGACCTTGCTTGTGAACTCGTCTTGAATGAATTCACGATTTATGAAATCGATGAACTGCCTGATCGTGCAGTCCTTTAGCGGAAACTCATCATCGAACTTGCTCTCAAAATCGCTAACCTTGATTGGAAACTGAGCAATGTTGTGGTGCCTAACGTGCCCAGCCAGCCTGTTGAACGAATAAAATATGAACTGCACCTCATCAAATTTACCGGATGCTGCCAGAGGCGCACCAACAAAGTTCATCAGCAGCTTACCCAACGAGCAGTGTGATCTGTTCATCTCGCCACGTCTGATGGAGAAATCATTGCCATAATCTGCTGTCGTCATTGCTTGGGAAGGGAATCGAGAAGCAAACGGATCTTTAACATCACGTAAGAGTCCGATTTTTTTTCTAAAGGTACTGGAAGATGAATCTATGATTTCACCTCTCTGACCGTCATCGCCTTTCGTCCCGAACAATTGTTCCAACAGCGCCTGAAGTTCGGATCCCTTGTTTGCTCTGTTTTTTATGAACTCCTGGATTACGACTCGATCCTCGTCGCTGATTCTTAGAACCGAGCTAGTGCTTGACGATGCGGGAATGATTGTTTTTCCGACAACATCCGAGAGCTTCGTGTTCGCACCCCTAATTCTTGACAATTCTTCCTGAAGCCTCTCGACCGTGCCGTCCAGCTGCTCGAGCAAGTTTGAGGACGTGGTCGTATCATTCACGTTTGCGGTGAATGAGTCCGAAGCGCCTCGCATCGCAAGTTCTAGGTTTATGTCGACCTGGCCGTCGTCAGTGAACGAAAAGCTCGAGTTGATGATTCCGTACTTTTCTTTTACGCGAAGAGAGTTTAGGAACTCACCCATGGGATTCGTTCCTGGATCGTTGATTGCTGGATGTGACCAGCCGTACTCAACCCTTAGTTCTGTTTTTCCGTACATGTCAGGCTGGACAAGCGGCTCGATCTGCCCAAGGCGAGATCGATCATGAAGTGTGAGGGACATCTTTGCCTTCTTGAACCCCTGAAGACCGAAAGAAGGCGTGACATTAACGTCGAACGATTTGATTGTCATGAACGGCCTGAAGCGGTCCAGGATCGCAGGACCTCCTTGCCCGGTTTCGTCAACCTCGAAGTATTCGTTGTCGGCGTTTACTAGCGTCTGCGGTGAGGTAAACAGCTCCATTCCGGAAACCGTGAACTGCTCATCTTCATCGGCACCGCCTGGTGGCTTGAATCCCTCCGGCTTCGCTGTTGCAATCTTCATGTCGATGTCTGGATCTAGCGACTCACCGCTTGACAGGAACAGCGACTGGCTCATTGTAATCGGTCTGCCCTCACCATCTGTTGGAAATCTAGATGACACGATCATGAGGTCGAAGAACGGAACACACCTTGACCATTCGATGTTCGGGATTCCGTTGAAAAAAACATCGAGAATCTCGTTGCTTCTTCCGGAAAAACTGAGATCCACAGGAAACACCTGGATTGCGGACACGCTCGTCTTGTCCTTCGATGGAAGGTCGTTGCCTCCTGCCTCAAAGCCAAGAACGCAATCGGAAGGCTTTACTGCCGTTCCAAAGTCACCTGCATCAGTTTCTGTTGTGATTGCAATAATCTTTCTTGCGTCCTCGACATCGGTCGGATCGATAGATTTTAGAAGTTCCGCAAGCTGCTGAGCTGTTACTCCGCCAAGTTCACTCCGAGTAATCTTCGGCAGAATATCTTTGTGCAAGGTGCTTCTAACTCTATCGAGAAGCAATTTTCCTTCGGAAACCTTGAATGCCTGGCCATCGACCTCACTTCTTCCGCCGAAGTAAGCTGCCAGCTCTTGTAGCGCAGCAAGGGTTGTACCATTAGAATCAACGGCCATCTCAACCCACCAGCGCTCGAACTTGTGCCAGTGAAGACGGTATTTTCAGAACTGTTCCGCCCGGGGCTTGCAACGCCCATCCAACGCCGCTGCACGCAGCAATGACCCACCAGAGTCTAGCATCCCCGTAGAGTTCTCCGGCAATCGTATCCAATCGTTCGCCTTCCTTAAGGATGCGAGTGCTCACGCCTAGAGTTCCGTCACGAACGGCTTTGGACAGAATCCTTGAAGCCTTTGGCGTTCCGATCATTGTGCCGGTGCGGATCTTGCTGTCATTCGCGTAACGCCTAATCATGATTCATCCTCGCCAGTGTAAGGATCTCCGCCTCGCAGCAACCTAGAAGTATTTCCAACACCGTAAATTGGCGATCGGTTAATTCCGTTATGATCGATTCCAGGGGTGATGTCGTGGACAGGCGAGAATCCGACAGTGATTGTGCAATACTTGGGAGCCCTTGACCCTTTGTCGAGAGTCCAGGTATCTCCCCACTTAATATCGAGGTTTGTAATCATCCCTGCCAAACCTCGACCACGAGTGGATTCGAAACTACGGACAATTGCATTCTTTTCAGGCGAGAAGAATTCGTTGTCGAATATTTGGGCCTGTTCCTCTACTTCTTGCAGAAGCTCTCTTCTTGCGAGGTTGTTCAAATATACTGGATCGAGAAAACCATTCGTTCTGAATTTTCCATGACTGACCCTGATTGTTCGATCAACCGTGAAATCATTTCCAACAACAGACTGTAATTCTTTGTGCGATTCCTCAGAAAGGGTTGCGGAATAAATCGGGTCATTGAAAATGATTTCTGGTTCGCTGGATGGGATCACTCCAGACGAAACTAGCAATACGTCGTTTGGAGACTCCCCAGAAGGATCACTTTTGTAGTACTCGTAACCTACTATCGGACCGATTGTCACAGTTACAACCGACCCTGGAACAACTGAAACGTTCCTTTCCGGTGGGGCTGATGGATTTGCACCAGTACGGTAAAGCGCAATGTGTGGCAGGCCTGCAAAAACGACCTCGTCACCAATTTTGAGACCGGTCGGTGATCCTATCGGAGAAGTTGGTGTTTCGTATTTTGAATCTTCAATCTCTTTTTCCTTCTGAGCCACCGATCGCTTATTCGCATCACTTTCTAAATCGGTCTCACCGACGGATGGCGGAACAAATGTTTCTTCGTCACCGAGGCCAAACAATCTCTGAATTGCAGCAGTTGTATAGTTCGAGGAAAGAATGTCGCCGAGTCTGATTCTGATTAACGGACTTGAAGTCTGAACTTGTGAAAAAGGCTGAAGGAACTTTCCTCCACTTTCGATTTGAAGCTGCTTTCCTCTGGAAAACTGAGGATAGACCATTGTCGTGAGCTTGTTAATTTTCGTGTACATCGAATTATGATCAGCTGAATTCAGGGATGCGACAACAAACTCAAGCGAGATTGATCTTGTAGTGCCGCCGTAGATTAGTACCGGTTCGATTCTGCCAATTCCTGTTTGAGAATTTACCGTTGGAGAATACGAGTCAGAGATATTCGATAGAAACGCATTGAACGAAATTATTTCATTTGTTCTAAGGTCGTGAAAGTAGAAAGGCATGTACTCGGCATCGAGGTTATCTTCAATTTGCCTTACTTGTTCGGCATCAATCCTTGATATTCCGTCGTTAAGCTCTACGAACTCGTCGTTTCCTTGGGATGGCGCCCTGAAGCTTGTGGGAATTTTTGCAGGAAGAATGTACACACTTTTTGGCTGGTTAGAAGCCCATGCAAGACTTTTTTCCGTTGGACTTATTCTGTTTGCCGCACCCCTGAATCCAGGAAGAATCGTCGGATCAATTCCGTCAAGCTTCTTGTTGTTCTTCTTTGCCAGAATCTTATCACCGATGATCATCATCACAACCACAAAGCGATAGAATGGTGACCTAAGCAGCGAATCTATGACGATTCCAACCCCATTCAGGTCGGAGACAAGTCCGCCAGAAAAAGGTCCATCCGGATCCGAAAACATTCCCATGAAATCGACAACGTCTCGAGCAACAGTTCTCTGAACTGAGGTGACAAAACCCGCTCCGCCCCACAGCGAGGCCGCTTGAAACCATCCAAGGCCTAAGGCAACGTTGACTATTAGCGACGGCCCGTTCTCCAAGTAAGGAATTCCTAGTATACTTCTAAAACTTGGCGGAAAACCCAAGGGCGAAGTGTCGCGCACCGACTCTTTGGATTTTCCAAGCGGCAAAACATTGGAACCAGGATCTAAATCCTTGGCACCGATGTCGAAGCCCAGAACGAGAAGCTGGAGAAGAACGCCGACCGCTGCTGTCGACGCAGCGATTGTAACGAACTGAGGAACTAGAAGAGCGATGGGGGAAGGTGAGAAAGCGCCAAACGGAGCAAATTGTTCGAGGTGGCTGTACGTCTGGCCGAACGATGTTCCAGGCTTTCTGAATCCACCCGGACCAGCCTTCTCGTTTAGCTCGGGATCGTTGACAAAGTACTCGGCAGCGTTTCTCTTTGCAATCTTTTCGTTGTTTGGACCCTGATAGGCGTTTGCGGCGTACATGTCGCCGGTGTCGACCTTCTTGTTTCCGACGCGCACGGTTGCTAGCTGGACTCCTTCACCATCAGTTGTGGTCAGAATGTTCCCGGAGTCAAACTCATCCGGATTGTCATCGGACTGGAGTCTTCCTGTTGCCTTTAGCAAAAGAGAGTAAGCAATTCGCTGCATGTCCTCAAGACTGTAATCCGAAGCTCCGCTCTCTCCTTCCGGAACGTACTCTCCAAAAAGCTTCTGAACTCTCTGATCTTTTGACACGCCCCTGTTGTTGATGTACGGAGTGTTGCCACCGGGATGGAATCGGTTGTTCTTCAGAACCTCCGATACCTTTTCTTCGATCTCTGTTTCCTGGCCTTCACCGGTGATTGCTGCAAGCTTCTCGCCGTGCTTTGCTTGGCGGAGCTCCTTGTCAAATATGTCAACCAGAGGGTTTCTTCCCCCACCGTAGTCTCCCTGATCGAGGGACTCAAAGTAAGCCTTGGCATCCTCGGCAACTTCCTTGATGAAAGAATCAGAAAGCGTGCTAGTTGCGGAAATCATTCCAGGCGTTCGTTCGGTTACCTCCTGGAAAGATGCCGGCTCGACAACATCAGGTTCGATCTGATACGAGTTCTTGGTAGGCTGCGTCTTCGTGAGCTCTGAGATAAAGCTACCGAGAGTTCTCTTCAACTCTGGCTTGAGGTCATCGCCCTCGTTGAAGTCGCCGCTACCATTCGTATCGTCGATTAGATAGTTGTCAGGTGGATCTGTCGGCATTTCCGCGCTTCCTTGAATTCATGATTGCTTCCAAAAGAGCGTCTCTGTCATCTTTTGTCTTAACGTTCTCCCGGATGCTCTTCAGGAATGGCTCGTACTTTTCGCAAACATCCTTTGCGTATGCCATGATGGCTTCCTTCTGATCTTCGGATTCGCATGCATCGATCAGGCCGCCTAGCATGTTATTTTCCATCATGTAGTCATAAACTTTCATTACACATTCACTCCGCCGCCGGATCTCACTAACCTAAACTCATCGCTGACGATGCTTCGATCAGAAAGAGCTTCGGCGAGCTTGTCCGCCACAAGGTTGACATTGAGACCGATCTGAAACTGGATCTTCTCTCTGTCGATTGTAATGGCAGAATCGCCAGTTGAAAGACCTTTCTTGAAATCGTTCATTACGACGGTAGCATCTTCCCTGCTTGAACCGAGCTTCCTCATGTTTTCTGTAACGGCGTTCGTGTCTTCAATTGCTGCATCGGTCAACGCAATTGCTTCTGCGGCAGATTCCGACGCTGCTATGGCAGCAGTTTTATCGATGCCCCTGATTTTATCGATGTCAATGAGTTTCTGGCTTCTCATAAACCCAAAAGATTGGGCCATGGAGATTACGGAATTTACAAGTCCGGCGAGCTGCGCCAGCATTTCTTTTAGAATGCCCTTGAGAAGGCCCTTAACGGCGCTACCAATTCCAGCCATAATGTTGATTACAAACGAACCCAAGCCATCTAGCAATCCTCTCATACCTCCGGCGCTCTTTAGACCCTTTCCTAAAAGGGTTACTGCCCCAAAAATCAAGTTAGGAATTCCAAACACCATTTTGCCAAAAATATTTACGAGAGCTTGGCCAAGTCCTTCACCGAAGGTCTCCGCTCCGCCCTGGGCCTTGTTGTAAGAATCTGTGTTCAGGCTGAAAGCGTTCGAGAAGAACGTTCCGATACCAGAAAACCCTTTTGTGACTCCGTCAAAAAATCCAACAAACATGTTCTTGATTCCGGAAAAACCGAGCGAGTCGAGAGTTTCCCCCAAGCCAAGAGAAATCGTACCGAAAGCGCCGGAAACGCTTTCTAGCACTGAGTCTGGAAGCAGTCCTAGCGTCACAGCGTTTAACACAGAGCCGGCAAGTTTTGCCCCGGCTCGAGACCCCACGGTATCGAATTTTTCATCAATTTTTGGTCCGATCCTATTCTCGAAATCAGCTGCTGCGATTCCACCCTCGATAATAGCAAGTGCTAGGCCAATTCCCGGTATCAGTTTTGTACCGAGCCTTGGAACGAGTTTCCCTAGCTTTGTAGAGAGCCTTGCGAATATTCCCTTGCTTGACTTCTCAGCAACTTCCTCTGCGGCCTCTTGCGCGCCCTTTCTCCCAAATTTGAAACTTCCTAATGTGAAGGCGGTTGACAGAGCGGTGGCAATCGCACCTGGAATCGCTTGAACAAAGTTGAATACTAGAGCGCCGACGAATATCTTTGCAAGAAGCTTCGAAGCTTTCTCAAGACCTGTTTTGACAACCGGATTGTTTAGCAGTCGATCGAAAGAAGCAAATATCTTGTTGAAAGACTCCTGAATTGTCTTTTGAGTTCCTGGACTCTGGAGCCTTTTGTTGATGTCAAGAAGAAGATTGTCGATGAAACCGATGAACTTCGGAATCTGCTTTTCAGCATGATTCAGCATCTTGGTCAGCAGGGAAGCAAAAGCATCTTCGAACTTCTCGCCTTCCCTTAGATCTCCGAAGAATTCTCTTATGTACTCGAAAGGCTTCTTGAAGTCTGCCAAGACGGCATCCATGCCTCCCATGCCCTCGATGATGCTCTTTATGACGAATGCAAAATCCTTGCCAGATGCAAAACCTAGATTGAAGATCTCACGAATCGTATCTCGCAAGGGCTGCAGGATTCCGCTGAGCTTGAAAGCTTCCTCGAAACCATCGAAGAACGAACTGAACATTCCCGAGAGTTGAAGGAGAGGACCGAAGACTCGCTTGATGCTCTTCTCCATTTCCTGCATTGAAGCTGCCATGCTAATTTGCGCTTGTTGCGCTCGCTCGGCAGCGGTAGCTGTTTCATCGATTGAACCGGCCTGGTCTCCGAAGACACGCTCGAGATCCGATTCGGCTATGCCAGCGCTAGATGCTAGGTAAGCTCTCTCTTGCCTGCTTAGCTGATCGATTGACTTGCCCTGCTCCATGAAAGAGGTCTTGAGCATTTGCAACCTCTCTTCGTCGGAAGCATTCAGGAGATCTATAGCGTTGAGATTCAGGCCGAAAGCTTGTGTGAGTTTTGCAACACTTTCCGCTGCGCTGTCGAACTGATCAAACTTCGATGCAATGCCTTGAACTGTTGACATTGAGATGCCGGTCTTCGTCATGACCGCAGCAAGGCTTGTCATCTCCTGAACGGTTAGATGGCCGAAGTTTGTCACGTCCTTCGCAATCTGATCGAAGTTCTTGCCCAAGGTCTTTGTGCTAACGCCGATTGATTTTGAAACGGAAGCAATGCTTCGTGATGTCTGCTCAAGAACACTTTCCAAAGACTGCCCGGCATTCAGGGACCTGTTTGCGAGAGACTGGAACGCCTCGGCGCTAATGCCAGCTCCCTTTGTAAGGCTGTCCATCGCAAACACGACCCTTCCGGTGAACTGTCGTTCTAGCAGCGGACCGAGAGATCCGAGGTTCTCCATCGCAGCCGCCATTGCCTTTAGCTTAGCGACGCTTCCTTCGATGAAAGGCCCGAACCTGCTTCCTAGGTTGACACCAAACTCGCTAGCCGCTTTGTCAATGTCATGAAAAGCTTCCGTAACCGCTAAGCCTTCACCGGTTGCGAGATCACCAAACTGTTCTCGAACTTCTTCGAACGCTTCGGCCATGGCTCTGCCAGCGGAGGCAGCCTCGTTCGCTAGCGCAACAACCGATCCAAACAATTTTGGACCCAGACTGAGAACCCCTGTGACAGCCTTGAACGTAGCGCTGAACGCTCCGGTGATTGCTCCGCCGACAGTCTTAAAGACGGCAGCTGCGGATGCAAACTTTCGAACCCTCGAGTCCAGGTTCTTTGCGGAAGTCGAAGCATCGTCGAGTTCGTCAACCATCCTGCCGATTTCATCTGTTGCGCTGTTGAACTCTGAACCGGCATTCTGTGCTGCATCTGCAGCATCTTCCATTGCGTCTCGGATTCCCTGAAGGCGTTCCTCAATACCGTCGAGGTTCTCACAGCGCAGGGCATTGCAAAGCTCTTTGGCAAGCTGAGCTTGACCCTGAAGCAGGCTTGCATTCCGCTTCATGATTGCTTCGCGTGCAACGAGAACCTTGTTGATCTCGTTCTGGATGCCTAGCTGTGTTCCTAGATCGTCTGCCACGTCAGAATCCTCAGGCTATAAGTATTCTCTTGAGCGAGTGCTCAAAAGGGCCAAGGCTTTTTAGTTTGCATCGTATACGCGGCGGCCGCGGCGGATCTTCCCTTTATTGCATCCGGAATGCTGGAAACGTCACCAGAATCCAATGCCACCTTCAGCTGCTTGGTCGCGTAAGCCGCTTGCTGAGTGCTTGCATTGATTCCAGAAGGCATCTCTGAGGCGCCTAACAAATAAGTTGCAATATCATGCCGCTGCTTTTTATCCATTGTTACGTGAACCTTCTGAGCTTTGCAGGAACGTTTGCTCGACTTCTACCGGACAGCGCTCTCTGATCCGGCGTGTTGTCATGCGCTGCGCGAGAAGCCGGCGCGTTTGCTTCGTTAGACTTCTTGATCTCCTCGTTGATTCTCTTGATGAACCACACTCGCTTCCAGATCGGAAGGTCGTAGCCCTCGTTGTAGCTGAAGCCCATGTAGTACATCAGGAGAAAGATCTGTTCGAGGTAAATCTCTTTGTCGCTAGGCGTCAGGCCAAAAAAACGTGGCACCCAGCGGAAGCCGTACCTCCGAATCCGCGAAGCAACTCTGGCAGGACATCCAGGACTTCATATCGATTCCAGGCTCGTTCTGATCAATGAATCGACGCAGGGCCAGCGAATCGCGTGCCGGCATGTTTCGAATGAAGCCGTTGATCTTCGACTTGTCCGTGATTCCGTCGATCGAAACAATGGAGTACATGAGACGAGTTGTGATGAGATTGTCTGCCTTGAACCCGCTCTTCTTCTTGCGCTCCTGAACGATCGCAATTTCCTCTTCGTCCGCACCGGTCAGGAACTTGAAGTGAACCTTCTTCTTTGTTACGGGAAGAACAAACTCGAACTCGTTGGTTCCCGGCGTGACGGGATCAATGTCGAGCGTCTTCACCTCGAGAGCTGCAAGATCAAACTCCTGCTTTGAACGAGTGCCGCATGCTGGGCAATCAACCTCAACGCCGTACTCTTGGCCGTAACCGGTGATTCGCAGCGAGATCATCAGTGCGTTGCGATCGCCGGAAATCATGTTCTTGACGTCGATTGACTTGTCAATGAGGCACGACTGAATTAGATGGGTGATGACAGTGCCCTTTTTAATGAGCGCGCGAGAGGTTAGGATGTCCTCCTCTCTGGCTGTCATTGCCCTGATCTCGACGGTTTCCTGCCCGCTTAGCGGGTTTCCATCAGGATACACCTTTCCAAGCGACGGAAGGGGAACAGACTCAACCGGCACTTCGTAGCCGAAAGAATCCTTCATCACGTCGGTCTGCTGGATGCCGCCTGAAAATACTTGATTTGATCCACGGTTGCTCATATTCTAAACCTCTCGCACAATCATAACGTTGATGTGGGAAAGATAAATAGAGAACTCGCTATTTTTAGAACTTGTAATCTTCACGAATGATTTCAAGTACCTTCTGGAAAGCTCGCTTTCGTAATCCTGGGCCCCGGAAACGGCCACCGATTCTCTCGGAATCCATCACAATGAATTGTGCGAGCTCTTCGATGCGTTCCTCAACGTCGGCAAAAAAGACAAAAATCTCTGCATCCTCGTTGTCGGACACGGTTCCGTCAGGGTTTGCCTCGGCTAGTCTAGCCTTCTCTTCCTTAATGATTCTTCTAAGCTGTCTCTTCGTGATCTTCATTATCCAAACTCCTTCACGTCTTTTACTGCCATGTCAAGAGCAGTGAAAAAATCTCCCCCTGCTTCGTTAACGGCATACATTGCAGACCTGAGCCTTGATAGCACATCATACAATTGTTTGGAAGCAAACTCTGTTGCCTTTTCATTTTGCGGAACCTCATCACCCCTTTCAAACGAGCGAGTGAATTGGTTAATGTCGTCGACGGTATCCTCAAACGCCAATGGATCAAAGCGTACTTCATTGAGAAGTCTAGCTTTCTCTTCCTTGATGATTCTTCTGAGTTGGCGCTTTGTGATTTTCATCTTTTTGCGTATCTCACCCTGGCGTATCGTAGCTCTTCCTCAACATCTTGAACGTCATCAACGTGAACCATCATCTCCTGTACGCCAAAATCTGCAGGAAGCATTGCCTTGTTCAGGGCTCTCATAGCAAGGTTTTGTTCAACCGGGCTGTTGAAAACGAAAGTAACGTGGGTCGGTTCACCTTTTTGAGCGTGCATCGCTTCCTTGATGATTCTTCTGAGTTGGCGCTTTGTGATCTTCATTGTCCTCACTCGTAGTCTAGCATCGCCTTGACGGCATCTTCATAACCAATGACCATGTTGACAAGCTCGTCGAGATCTGGGTCCTCGCCCATTGCGCTCGTTGACTCCAGCTCCTGCGCGCTCTGGAGGGCCTTTCGCGCGGTGCGAATGAGGTTCAGCTTTCTGGCGTAGCTGAAGCCACCAAATGCTTCTTTCATCATAGATGGTGCAGGTGCTGCTCTGAGCTTTGTGACCTTGAACCTTCCAGGCCCGACCATCTCAATGACAGAGCCGTCTGCATTGTGGTTCGGGTGCGGGCTCATTCGAATTGTGTCCTTACCAGCGCCGTAGCCGATCACATCCAAGTCCTCGTTTGCATAGATGTAAAGCCTTCCGTACCGTGTGTCTGCACCAATCGACCACCTGACCTCTGGCTGGTCACCCATTAGACGTGGCATCTCATCGACGATCTGAGTTCCAAGTTCCTTTGAGAAGCGAGCCTCGTCAAGGCGAGCCTTCTCTTCCTTGATGATTCTTCTAAGTTGCCTCTTTGTGATTTTCATTTCAGTCTCCTAGGCCTTCGGCACGAACTCT